CGTCCATACTGCTCCAGTGGCGCAGTCCGCTTGTGAACATTCCCTCCAACTTCGTGCCCTGGTCCTGCGACATGGCGGCGAAGCCTCCTGCCTTACCGCTCTGTGTCTTACCGCTGTCACTGTCGCTTGGGGTGTAACCGGTGGCGGCGGATAGGCTGTCACGCAGGTTTATTGCCTCGTTCACATATTGCATGTACTCATCTGCCAGGGCGCTGCGCTCAGCTTCGGTGAGGTCGTTGTCTTCCATTGCCTTGCCGAATTTCTCCCACCATTCCTTCAACTTGTCGCTGTACATCTCACCAATCTTGTTGCTCAACATCGCACGGTAGAAATATTCCGATACGTCCTCTGCGGCTGCCTTGGCGTCATATTTCATATCCATCAGATTATCGATGAAGCTGCTATACATTCCGTCAAAGGAAACGCCAGTCAGACCTTCATACAGTTGGTCGGTCAGTTCCTGCAATTTGCCTGCCTGGTCGATATATTCATCCAATATCTCAGTCAGACGACTGCCATAACCGCCCTTGCCACTGTTCTGTATCTGTGTCCACATATCGACATTGCTGCGCAACATCTTCATCTCCTCAGGACTCAGATCCCAGATGTCACCGCCCCAGGCGCGTCCCATCTGCTTGCTCAGCTTGTCTATCTGCGACTGTGAGAATCCGCCCCAGTAATGGTTCCAACTTTTATGAGCGTTGTGATACCCAGCCTGTGCCATTGCCATCTCCAGATAGTTGGCGATTGTCTCCTGCTGGTATTTATATGCGTCTTTGTATGCGGCGACACTCTTGGTACCCTTGCTCGACTTTATTTCATCTGTCAGGTCCTCTATCGAGGTCTGCAACTTCTCATTCCGGTCAGTCAGCCTGTTTATGGTGTCTTGCACTTCCTTGGCATTGCTGCCATTCCAGTTTATCACACCGCCCAGGCTCGTCAGACTTTTAACGGCACCGCTCAGCGTTTTGATGCCGCCAGACACGATGCTCATGGGCTTCGTCAGGTCTATACTCTCCAGTCCGTCGAGCATCTGCCCGGTACCGTCCAGAAAACCTTCCATCCATTCCGGTGGCTTGATGCCAAGATTACCCACAAGCCCCATCAGGTCTTCTGCCACACCCACATATTCCTTCACCTTTCCCACTGCGCTGTGGAGTGCGTCCGTGGCTTCGCCCAAGGCCTTTTGCTTGGCGTTCTTGGCAGCTGTCAGCGTGGCTTTTGCGTTCTCCTGCTCTGCCTTCGTCCCTTCTTTCACTGCCTTGTTATAGGCATCCTGAGCTGCCTTCACATCCTTGTTCGCTGTGCCTAATCTCTCCATCGACTTATGGAGCGTGCCAAACGGGTCACGCTCTGTTAACTTGTCATCGATTTTTTCTATTGACGACACTATTTCTTTCAATCCCTCAGGGGCGAGGTCTTTATTCTTTTTCAGATAGTCCTGCAACTTTGTTTTCAACGACTGCAAGGATGATGTTGCCACACGGTCGAGGTTACCGAAAATCTTTTCCCAGTTCATTTCCTTTTTCAGCTCTGTCAGCTTAATCTGCGACTCCTCCGCATCCCATGCGTCCATGACACCCTGTCGGAATTTCTCTGGCACGGCATTTAATATCGTGGTGTATTTGGCTGTAAGCGCATCAAGCTTTTGTTCGGTAGTACCATACTCACGCACCCAACCATCATAATACTTCTGTCTTGTCTCGGCAATCTCCGCCTCTCCTTGTTCTGTTATACCGTTTAATACCTCGTAGTATTTCTTTGCAAGCTCGGTTTGTGTGCCGTCAGGGTTAAAAAGCAGTTCCTTCTGGTAGTCGGCATTCGTTTTCTTACTTTCCGCGGTCTTTTCCCATGTGTCCTCATTATGTCCCTTTTGGGTCATATATTGCTCCTTAACGGCGTTCTTGCGTATCTCTGCAAGCTGTTTTAACTGTTCTTTCCATGCCTGTTCCTTTTGGTATGTGGAATATCTTATGCCGTTCAGTTCACGTATGAGTCCGTCCCCGGATGCTTCTATCTGCTGCTCGGATATTCTGGCATTTGCGTCTTTTATAAACTTGGTCACATCTTTGACATAATCGTCATATATTTTTTTGTACTCCCTTGCAGCCGCCTTTGGGTCGAACGTGTCACCGCCTTTGCCTGTACTATTTGTGGCGGATGATTTGGGATCGATATGTGGATTGAGGTCAAATCCGGTTCTGATAGTCTGAGCCTCATTCATTTTCTGTTTGTAAAGGTCCAACCATTTGTCTTGTTCGGCTTTGGCTTCTGCTATTGCTTTTGCCCTGCTTTTTTCGTCTCCTGCCTTTGTGTTGTACCAATGGTCATACTCCCCGGCTTTTGCCTTGTCCTTTACTTCCTGAAGGTTGACGAAAGCCTCAGTATATTTATTCAATATCGCTTGTGCCTCCGCTTCTTTGAGAAGCATATTACAATAAGCCTCTCCCTTTTTCTTTAGGACATCTTTCCATTGTGACAGACTACTATAATATCCCATTGCGGAACCATACTTGCTGTTCAGTTCCTCAACGAGCTGTTTTTCCTGCTTCTTCGTTCCGTTGAAGTCCTTGATTTTGTTGGTATAGTCTGAGATTTCAACAGATGCCTTTGCGTATGCCTTTCGTCCGTCCTCCAGTAGTTTTTCATGTTCTTCAAGTTCCTTGTCCGCTTCGTTCGCTTTGTCTATAAAGTGGGACACGACTGCTATAATTCCACCTATGGCAGCGGCTATCCATCCGAATACAGGTATCGACGCGATAGCGGCACCCACCATGCGGAAAGCACCGGCAAGACCGATGTTAGCCGCGGTTCCTGCTACTGCAGCACCCGTATTGGCTACCTGTGCTGCGGTCGCAGCGGTTGTGGCAGTTGTCTCCGCTGCCTGTGCCCCTGTTCCTGCAATAAGCAGTTTGTTCCACCATGCCTTTAGTCCATTCAGTGTCACCAGTCTGAAGGCACTGTCCTTGTTCAGGGTATTGGCAACCTGCTGCAGTCCCATCGTGATCGCCATCACGCTCTGCACTCTTGTCTGTATCTTGGCAAGATTCTCGTTCTCCGAGGCAAAGAGTGACAAGGCACCTGTGGCGGTGGTGAACATTCCGGCGATACCGTTTAATCCTGACATGAAGCCCTGCAGGTGGGCATCGTCATTGCTCAATATCTTTGTCTGGGTACGAAGGTCGCTAATGGTGTCCGACAGGGTGGCTGCTTCGGCGGCCATCTGACGGTATTCCTCACTGTCCTGTCTGCCTTCCAGGCGCATCTTTGCCATGGCGTCCTGCAGCTCGCGCAACTGCATCGACAGACGTTTGTTACTTTCATTATTCCTATCCTGTTCCGCTGTCAGCGAGGCAAGGATGGCTTTTTCCTCCTCCAACGCTTTCTTAGCGGCATTCAGTTCCTCAAGGGCTGCACCCTTGGCATTGCCTGGAGCGGCATTATTATATGCTTTCTCCAGTGCTTTGATGTCTGCCTGTGTTCCCTTAATCAGGTTCTTGCTCTCGGCGATCTTCTCGGCAAGGCTCAACTGCGAGGCGACAGCCTTCCCTTGTGAGCTGGCGAGGTTCTCGTGTCCCTTCGCCAGTTCTTCCACGGCTTTCTCTGCCTGCCTGTGTTGCGCCTCCAGTTCCTGGAGCGCACCACGTTCCTCTGCCAACGTCCTACGACATGTTTCCACATCGTCGGCAAGCTCGCGCTGCGCCGTGCCAGGCTTCATGCCCGCAAGCTGGCGCTCCATGCGGTCGAGGTCGGCGGCGACACCGTCGATGACCTTGTGCTGCTCTGCTATCTTCATATTAATAGCATCCGCAGCAGCCTGGGCGCGGGCGGCAAGATTATCCACCGACTTTCCAGCCTTGTCGAGACCACCACTGAGGTAGTCCTTCATAAGGAATTCTATTTCTACAGGTTTCATCTCAATAATATTAAAAAATTAATAACTCCACTCCCAATCAGCCCCCGTGCCCTGCGGGTCACCGCAGGGAATCAAAGACTACTGAAGAATCCGGCAATCTCCGCCGCCTCTTCTTCATCCGTGCGATCACTCCTAACTCCACGCTCCTCATTCCTCACTTTACTGCGGTATCTCGGAGCATCGGCCATCATCACCAACAGAGTCTGATAGTTCACTTCCCAAAGGATGTGCCTCACGCTCCATCCTGTGGCGGCGGCAATCTGCCACACAAAACCGAAGGGGCTATGCGAGCCTTCCCATTTGCTCTTTAACTCCCCTTTCTTTCCTGGCTCAGTCTCGGCTTCATCGGATTCGTCCGCTCCGCCGAGCTGATAATACTCATAAAAGGGTCAGTACCCATCAGACCGATATACGTGCGCATCACGGCTACAAGTACGTCATTGGGCATCCAGTGCCGCACCATCCAGGCAACAGGTCGGGTCAATAGCTTCGAGCTCCACCAACCACGGCAGATGCAATGGGCGATCATCCGGCTGATACCTTTCCCGTGACCGGCAAGGAACCGCATCTGTGCCTCCTTGTCCATCTTCCACATCTCGTCAGCAGTAACACCCATCTTCAGCCATTCCTGCGCTATACGTATCTGACCAGCCAAACAAGGACGCCGCAGTGTCACACGCCATTTCCATGTCCGCTTGCAAAAGAGAAGGTGCAGCTCCTTCCATGGCACGCTCACACCGCGGTCAAGCAAGGCCTCCGCACCTTCCCTCTCAATCATTATGCGTTTTTCGTCTTCCGTCATAATATTCCGGTCCTTATAGTTTATCCAGCGCTTTCAGTCCCACTAGTATTCACTTCCTCCTTCAACAGATGATCGGATTTCCAGCTCGCAGGCAGGGCATCCGTGTCATGGGTACCGTAAGGCAATCCCTCACTGGGCTGCTCCACACCAAGCTCCACCTCAATCTTCGAGGTCTCTGTAAGACTAAGCTTACCACCGAGGTTCGCCTTCACCTTCGCCTGGGGAATCAGAACGCTCTGACCACTCACGAGGTCTATCTGCACATGGCCCTCTACGGTTACCATTGTGCCTGGGGCGTTCCATCCTGTTGGATTGTCTGCAGGACCGACGAGTGAGCCGCCCATCAACTGCACGAGGTTCTTGTAATCCACCTGAATCACATTGAATGTGGGCTTGATCGTTCCGTTGCTCTGCTGCAGAACCAGTACAGGAGCACTTGGCACCTGTTCGGCGTTCACATCAACGCTCTCACCCTTCTGACCACCATAGTCAAAAGAGTCCTTCTCGATATAACCCACCTCGAAATCGTTAAGCATCATCTTACCGATTCCATACTGAAATTTCTTGTTCTTTTCCATTGTTCTAATCGCTTTATAATGTTATTTTAATCGTTTACTAATCACAACAAGCAATGCAGACACTATGAATAATGAAACGGCTGTCATTGCCGCCAACCACGGGCTTGTTCCCGGCTGCTTAGTGCTCTCATTGCTCGCCTCACACTTCTCACTTCCGCCCTGTCTAAGCGCATCACGTGCACGTCGCTCGTATCGCTGCACTTCCCTGCCTATGCTGTCGCTCTCGGCATTGGCTACGATATTGTCACCGTCACGCTTCAGAGAGATACGTGTCCGTCCCTTCTTCTGACTGAACATCGCACCCTCGGGAAGGTTCTGTATCACTGTCATCGGTACTGTCAGACTCACTGAGTCGCCCGGTACAGCCTGAACCTCGGTCTCCACTGTCACGGATTCGGTGCTGACCTGCCTGAGGCTGTCTTCTCTGAATGTCGTCCGCCCCTCTACGCTTCGCTGACTGCGGCAACTCACTGCGGATAGGACAAGTATCCCAATAACGGCAAGTGTTAGCACGTCGCACAGCGTTCTCAAGACGGAGTATCGCATTGTATAATTTTTCATTCTCTTCTCGCATTGATGTCAGGCTCTGACTCACGTCTGAATACATATCCTTATAGGTATCATGCACCTCCTTTGCCGTGTGGGCGCTGCGCACCTCACGGCTCAAAAGCCACATCACAGCTCCGCCGATGCCGCCAGGCACAGCCCACTGCAAGATCTGAAGGATAGTTTCCATAGCCTGACTGATAATTAATAACTACTTACTGATAACTTCTTTAAGCCACTTCTTTACGTCGAAGCTCGGACAGGCCTTGGCGGCAAGCTCATTATGGCCTACGACCTCAGCGCCGGGATGCTGTCTCAAGAATGCTTTCACATACTTTTTCAGAGCATCCTTCTGGGGCTGCGTGCGGGTGTCCTTTGGGGTCTTGCCGTCAGCGGCACAACCGCCTACATATACCACATGGCGGCTCGTGCTGTTATAACCGGCTGCACCATTCGTGACTTCCCACGGATCTACCGTCTGGTCCTCGTTGTAAGGCACAAGGTTCTCCACACCGCCATTCAGATGTATCACGTCCGCATAGCCTACCTGCTTCCAACCTCGGCCACCCTTCGACACGGGGTCGGTGTGCCAGTGCCGAATCTCGGCACCGGTCACCTCACGACCCTCTTTCGTGGCTGTACAGTGTATAACAAGTCTCTTAAGCTGTCCCATAACGACTACTCCTCAAACGAATCACCGCCACCATCATTGCCTGAGCCGCCACCGTCGTTGCCGCCACCGTCGCCAACTGTAGGCAGGTCGTCTTCGCCATTGACCTCACTGGTGCCACCGTCAGTCACAGGGAACTGCTTGTCCTCACGGGTGTCCAGGACAACGACTTCCTCACCGAAAGCGATATTGGTGTCAATCTCCATCTTCATCTTGAAGAAGTAACGCTCACCGGCATTGGTCAGCTTGTCAATCTGGATGACGTCCTCGTCGCTCGGCAGGTTCACACCGGCAAACAGGTTGCCGCTCTCATCTGGAGCGCAAAGGGTGGCGATAAGCAGACCACTTGGCCAACCGGACAGGGTCTCGATAGGCACACCCTTGAACATCTTGCGGTTCAGCGAGGTCTCGTCGCTGTTCTTATGCTCGCGCTTGGTCAGCTCCTCATCGTACTGTTCCCAGTCTGACGGGCTCATGAGGTAACGGAGGTTGGGGTGCTCCTTGATGGCTTCTGGCACTGCTGCCTTCAGGGCATACAGCTTGCCGATCATCGTGGTCTCGGTGGTAGCGATGCGCTTCACGTCTGAGTCCTGTGCCATACGGAACAGAATACCGTTAAACAACTGGTCGTCGCCAGTACCGTACTCTCCATTGATGTAATGGATGCCAAGCTCAAACTGCACCTGCTTTGACAGGGCATCCAGAAGTTCGCTCTGAACAGCTGGAGGAAGCTCTGTGAACACGAGGTTACCCTTTGGCTGGAATGGACGCCAGATGTTGTACAGGGTGTTGGGGTTGAAGGTGGTGAACGCCATGAACTCCTTCGGCTCCAGCGTGTGCTCGCTGTAATCAAAGCTGCCCTTGGAGTCTTTGTCCTCTGGCATCTCCTTTACCTTCTGGAGCATCTTGCCTGTCTTCAGACGGGGGATGCTCAATTTCTTGGTCACATTCGGGATGACGCAGATAAGTCCCTTATCGACAATCTGGCATCCCATCACGGCGAGGGTAAATAGTCTTTCGAGTACCTCGCCATTGTAATTGGTGTTTTTTACTACTATTCCCATAATTAATAACTAATAATTAATAACTTATAACTTCAAAAAAAAAAAAAAAGAATGCGGCGCTCATCGTAGGATGCCTGGATGGCAGCCTTACGCTTGTCCCATGCACTCTCCACTGGAGGGTTGTTGTCGATGTCCTCCATAACACGCTTGGTGGGCTTAAGCTCCGCCAACGCCTTCTTGCCCGCCTCGAAATCGCTCTCAAGCAATGCGGCGAAGGCAGGGCGGGTCGTGGCGTTAATCTTACCGCACTTCTCCGCGTCGTCAAGCATCTTCTCCTTCTGGACCCTCAGTTCGTTGGCTGCCTGGTCCTTGAAGGCCTGGTTCTCTTTCCTCAGGCTCGCATTTTCTGCGGCAAGCGCTTCTGCACTGCCTGCGGTCTTTGTCAACTGTGCCACTACCTGCAGCACGTCCTCATCCGAAGCACAATCCTTGAACTTCGGATTCTTCTTCAACTCGTCTAATATTACCATATTTTTCTCTGTTTTTTGTGACCCCAACTGGAGTCGGTTATTGAATGTTGTATATATCTCGTCGTTGCTCATCTTCTCTGACAGGGGCACAGGGGTCGCGTCTGTGCTTTCGTCCACGTCATAGATTCCATCCACGAAGCCTTGCTCCATGGCTTCCTGTGCGCTCATCCAGTGGTCGTCACCGTCGAAATACTTGGAGCGCACACTTTCCTCGTCCGTGCCTAAGCGTTCGGCATACATCTTGCAAAGCACTCCTTCTAAGGCGTCAAGCTCCTTGATGCAGTCCTCCATGTCTTTCCTCGTACCCCAGCAACCGCCTCGCACTGTGTGTATCATGAGTCTTGCATAACGGCTCATCTCCACTGGTTTGCCGCACAAGGCTATAGCACTGGCCATACTTGCCGCTATGCCGTCTATATAAATATGTATGTCGGCTTTACTCTGGCGCAATGCGTTGAAGATGGCGATTCCGGCATACACCTCACCGCCCACACTGTTTATCCTCACGTCTATGCGACCGTAACTGCGTTCCGCTTCCATAAGCTCACGCATCACGTCACCGCTGCTCACCTCGCCGCCGATTTCTCCGTACAGCAGCAGGCAGCACCTGCCGTTTCCTGGAATGATATTAAAATATCGTTTCAGCGAGTGCAATCGAACTTGCTCGTTTTGCCGAGCGCAACCGATATTCGGTTTTACCAAAAACTTTTTCATCTCGTTCTCGAATTTTTCTGCAAAATAAACACTTTTTCTCCACCCGTGCAAATCGGTTTTTTACCATAACACTTTGTACATCATCGTTGTACGCACAAAGTGTTACCATGCGGACTCGATTTGTATTTCTCCATTTTTTTTGTCAATTTTGCACTCGAATTATTAAATATGTTATATGGCAGAATTGACAAATCAACAGAAAAAGGAATGGGCAAAGACGCTCTACCTCAAGGAAAACCTCACTCAGCAGGAGATTGCTGAGCGTGTGGGAGTGTCCCGTGTTTCGGTCAGCAAATGGGCACGCGCCGGCAAATGGGAGGAGCAGCGCACGGCTCTCACTCTCACACGTGAGGAACAAGTGCGTGCCTTATACCGCCAGGTGGCTGAGATAAACCGCATCATTGCGGCACGCCCTGAAGGTAAGCGCTTCGCGACATCACAGGAGGCGGATGTCATCGGCAAGCTGTCGAAGTCCATCAAACAGATGGAGACGGAGGTGGGCATCGCCGACATCATCTCAGTCTCGACTAAGTTCATAGAGTTCCTGCGTCCCATCGACCTGGAAAAGGCGAAGGAGGTGACACGCCTCATGGACGCTTTCATAAAATCCGTATTATAACCCCTACAGCCCCAGTGCCTGACGGCTCACCGTCGGGTCTAAAAAAGAAAAAAAATGAAGCAATTAGACAAAAACGCTCTCCTCAACTGGGAGAAATACAAGGAAGACATCTTCCGTTCCACACCTGTCGATATGACTATGAGCCATGCCGACCGTGAGAAGCATCGCATCTATCTCGAGGCACATCCCATCGAATGGATTAAGTTCTTCTTCCCGTCATACGCCAAATATGAGTTCGCTGACTTCCAGCAGAGAGCTATCAAACGCATCATCGCCCATGACGAATGGTATGAGGTGTTGTCGTGGGCTCGTGAGCTGGCTAAATCTACCATAACGATGTTCATCGTCTCGTATCTCGCACTCACCGGACACAAGCGTAACGTCATACTTACATCCAACAGCAAAGACAACGCCGTGCGTCTTCTGGCGCCATACCGTGCCAACTTCGAGGCTAATGGTCGTATCATAGCATATTATGGCAAACAGCAGTCCCTTGGCAACTGGACGGAGGACGAGTTCATAACAAAAGGTGGCGCCGCCTTCCGTGCCATCGGCGCGGGACAGTCGCCACGTGGTTCGCGTAACGAGGCAATACGTCCTGATGTGCTGCTCGTCGATGACTTTGACACCGACGAGGACACCAAGAACCCGGACATCATTCAGAAGCGTTGGGAATGGTGGGAACAGGCGCTGTATCCTACACGTTCCACCTCTGAGCCTACGGTTGTCATCTTCTGTGGTAACATCATCGCTAAGGACTGCTGTGTGACCCGTGCCGGTGAGATTGCCGACCACTGGGATATAGTCAATATACGTGATAAAAACGGGCACTCCACATGGCCAGAGAAGAACACCGAGGAACACATCGACCGTGCGCTGTCGAAAATATCGACACTCAGTCAACAGCATGAGTATTTCAACAACCCGATTTCAGAGGGTGAGATATTCAAGGATGTTGTATATGGCAAGGTACCGCCGCTCTCCAAGTTCAAGGCTCTGGTCATCTACGGCGACCCTGCTCCTGGCGAGTCAAAAGGCAAGAAGGGCAAGTCATTCAAGGCGGTCATGCTTCTCGGTAAGCTCAACGACAAGTATTACGTCATCAAGGCACGCCTCGCACAGGCTCTCAATGCAGAGTTCATCGACTGGTATGTCCAGCTCCTCGATTTTGTCGCGGGACGCTCAAATGTGTATTGCTGGATGGAGAACAACAAGCTCCAGGATCCGTTCTTCCAGCAGGTCTTCAAACCCATCGTGGCTAAAGTGAGGCGTGAGCGTAATATCAATCTCTACATCCAGGGCGACGAGGAGAAGAAGACAGATAAGGCTACACGTATCGAGGCAAACCTTGAACCGATTAACCGTGAGGGTAATCTTATTCTCAACGAACAGGAAAGGGACAATCCACACATGCGTGAGCTCGAGGACCAGTTCAAACTGTTCACCATGACTCTCAAATATCCTGCCGACGGTCCTGATGCCGTCGAGGGTGGTATCCGCAAACTTAATAAGATGCAGGCAGCATTGGAACCGCCTGTCAAAATCACAGCTAATAAATTAAGGAAAAACAATAAATACAGACTATGAGTAATTTCATCGACATCAACGACTACGATGCGAGCATACATCGTGACATCCTCGACTCTCTCGTGCGTGAGGACGAGTCCCTCGTCGAGATATGCGAGGACAGGGCTATAGCGGAAATGCGCTGCTATTTGTCTGGGCGCTATGACTGTGACACCATTTTCTCCACGTCGGGAAAAAGCCGTCACCAACTTATCCTTATGATGGCGCTTGACATCGCCATCTATCACATCTTCTCAATTCACAATCCGGTGAAGCTCTCACAGCTTCGCAAGGACCGCTATGAGCGTGCCGTTGAATGGCTCAAGGCGGTGGCAAGCGGAAGCATATCCATCGAGGGAGCGCCACTCGCACCTGCTGACGTGCAGCTCGCACATCAGTCCTTCCGTATAGTGTCTAACCACAAACGTCATAATCATTTTTAACCATGGCAAGAAAAAAGAATAATCAGAAGCGCATCACTACTGGTGGCTTGCGCCCTATGCCAGGACAGAAGTCTCAGGCTACCATTTTGCTGCAATCGCCCAAAAGGTTCGGCATAGACATTGAAACATTCATAAACGCAGTGAATGCTGCGGATAACATCGACTATTACCGACGCACACGGCTCTACGACCTCTATGAGGACATCACCATCGACACGCATCTCTCATCCGTCATGTCGCGTCGTCGTGACGCTGTAAATGCGGCACAGATTTCATTCCAGCGTGACGGTAATATAGTTCCTGAAATCAATGACCAGCTGCGTTCTCCATGGTTCGACCGTCTCGTGGGCGACATTCTGGAGGCGAAGTTCTACGGGTTCTCGCTCTTCCAGTTCTATCGTGACGAGCACGGATGGATTTCCTACGACCTCATACCGCGCAAGCATGTCGATCCGGTACGTCGTACTCTACTTCGACGCCAGGGCGAGATTTCTGGTCCGTCATGGGACGAATACCCCAATATGCTTTTTGTGGGACAGCCGCGTGACCTCGGTCTGCTTCTCAAGGCTGCGCCCTGGGTCATCTACAAGCGCAACGACATCGCCGACTGGGCACAGTTCGCAGAGGTGTTCGGCATGCCCATCGAGGACTACACCTACGATACTGGCGACGACGAGGCACGTGACCGTGTCATCAAGGACGCGCAGGAGGCTGGTGCGCTCAAGAAGTACATCCATGCCCGTGACGTCGAACTGCAACTCATCGAGGCGGGTAATAAGACTGGTTCATCTGACCTATATGAGAGTCTGTGTGAGCGTTGCAACAAGGAACTCTCAAAACTATTCCTTGGCAACACTCTCACCACCGAGGCGCAGGCTACTGGCTCTGAAGCTCTGGGTAATGTTCACAAGAAGGAGGAGGACCAGATCCTGAAGGCTGACCAGAAATACGTCCTCAATGTCCTCAACTACGATATGACCGACATCTTCGCCGCCATGGGCATCGACACCCGTGGTGGTGAGTTCATATTCCCCGAGCCTAAGTACATCGACCTCACGGCAAAGGCGAACATACTGGTGCAGCTCTCATCCAATTATGACCTTCCAATCTCCGACGATTATCTCTATGAGACCTTCGGCATTGAGAAGCCGCAGAACTACGACGAATTAAAAAAGCAGAAAGCGGAGGACCGCCTTCTAAAACAGGTCCTCACATCCCCAGGCGTACAGTTCCAGCAGGGTGACGACAATCAGGACGAGGAAACCAATCAGGACAAGAATACTCCTCACTCCAAACTCCTCACTCCAAACTCCATAAAGGCGCGCCTACGCTCTTTTTTCGCCCAAGCCCCTCGCAACAGGGGGGCAGTCGAGGAAGCTTTAGACTGGTAGTCAACTCCCTGTACTACGGCTCACCAAAAGCCCCAGTGCCCGACGGGTCACCGTCGGGTTCCACTCAGGACATCACCATCAGCGCCGACATCATCGCCGCTGCTCTCCGTAACATCTACCAGCGTGACTTCAATCCCACGGAGGACATCGAGCCGACAATGTTCAACGCCATAGCGGAAAAGCTCACAAAGGCAGTTAATACCTCATTTCCTTCTTCTAATCTCTCATTAGGAGAAGACCCGATGCTCCATGCCCTGCGCCATTCTGCCGACGTCTTCGCCGCATTCAAGGTGCATCGGGCACAGAACGACATGGCGGCACGCCTTCTCGATTCTAACGGCAATCTAAAACCGTTCGAACAGTGGGCGAAGGAGGTCATGCCTATTGCGTCCCATCAATGTGGTGCTTGGCTCAAGACGGAATATAACACCGCCGTCCTCCGTGCACGTCAGGCTGCCAACTGGCAGCAGTTCCTGCAGGAGAAGGATGTATTCCCCAACCTCAAATGGCTTCCCTCGACATCCCCGCATCCCGGTGCCGACCATAAGCCGTTCTGGAACACCATCCTCCCCATCGACCACCCGTTCTGGGATCAGCACCGCCCCGGCGACCGCTGGAACTGCAAGTGTGACCTCACATCCACCGACGCCCCCACGACACCAGAGCCAAAAGCCCCCGTGCCCGACGGGTCACCGTCGGGAAACAACCCTCAAAGAGGTCTAAAAGGTAACCCAGGCAAAACAAAAGCCATCTTCTCCGATGACCACCCATACTTCCCCAAGGACTGCCGCCACTGCGTCTTCTACGACCCATCGATAAAGGCAAGACTCACTCACGCATTTACCGCCAAGGCAAAAGACTGCTATAACTGTCCTTATATCAATGGATGTATCAGCAGAATTGCGCTAAATGGATATAAATTGGAGAAATCATTCAAAAATGGTGGAAAACTCTATGTACATCCAGATGTGGATAAGGACAAGCCAGACTATAAGCCAATGAAAAAAATATGTACTTATTTCGCTAAAGAAGGACATGAGGTCAAAATGACACCAAGGAAACATTATCGTGATCCTGAATATGACAATATATATGCAGCCCTCATTGGAACCGTTTACTACAGGAAATGTCCAGACTTTCAAGTAGATGGTAAATTCTATGAGTTTGAGGGATTTGAAAAACCATGGAATAGAAGAAAAATAAAAAATATGCTCTCCCATGGTATGAAACAAAGTCCGTATATTGTTATTGATAATACAAGAGGATGTACCGATAGAATCATAAGAGCTGCAATTCTCAATAAATTGAAAAGCGATAATAAGGTTCTCAAGGAAGTCTTCATATATGAAAAAGGTCGCATTAGGCTTTTCTTTAGAGATGGTGTTTTCATAAAAAACAACGGAGGGTAGAAAACCCTCCGCGGACGCCCGTGCCGTAGCACTAGCAATGTTCGTTTGATTGAACGCTGCAAAGATAAGCATTATTTTTGAAACCACAAAGAAAAATCGAAAAAAATGAAGAAAAAAGAGAAAAAGCCCCCGTGCCCTGCGGGTTACCGCAGGGAAACACAGTAAAACATATACTTACATAACTCAATAAAGATATGACTCCAAAAGCATTTCAAGCCCTAATAGCAGCAAAAATAAAAGAGGCGGAGAACGCAATAAGCCGCCGCCTCCCCATCCTAATAGGAAAACAAGCCACTGACTTCTATAAGAACAACTTCAAGCAAGGTGGCTTCGTCAACAATGGACTGCACCCATGGCCCAAGACACAACGCCAAAAGGCAGGATCACCATACGGCGCTCTCATGTCACAACGTGAATACCTCCGCCGCTCAATCCGCTACGTCCCAGGAACAGCAAGGGTCGTGGTGGGCACCACAGTCCCATACGCCGCCATCCACAACGAGGGTGGCATCGTCACCTCACATCCTCAGGTCACACCCAAGATGCGCAAGTACGCATGGCGACAGTTCTTCGCTGCCGGAGGCGGCAAAGGTAAAGACACACCAGAAGCGTCCAAATGGAAGGCTCTCGCTCTGACCAAAAAGCAGAAGCTCACCATCACATCACGCATACCACAGCGACAATTCATTGGGCATTCCAAGGAACTTGATGACATTATATACGAAACAATAGACAAAGAATTCACAAGAATATCAAAATCATAAACATCATGGAACAGTTTTTATTATTACTTCTCCGCCACATTGCGGAACAGCACCCGGAACTCTCACTCGTTACAGAGGACTGCGGTCAGCTCGAAACACAAGAGGACACTTACCCCGTCACGTTCCCGTGTGTCCTCGTCGGCAATACCGACATCACATGGAGCGACATTTGTGAACAGAACCATAAACAGAAAGGCGACGGCACTATCACCGTACGTCTCGCTTTTGACCTCTACGATGATGTGCATGTCGGCTCAGGACAGGAGGACTCCATCTCTGACAGACAAGAGAAGGTGGCAGCATTACACAAAACACTACAAGGACTCGAATTCGACGATGCGGAAAACGTATGGCCGCTCTCACGCGTCAAAAGTACAGACTACACACTGCCAGGCAATATCAAGGTATATGAAAATATCTACAGCTTCACGGTGTGGGATTAAAAGCTCCCGTGCCCTGCGGTTCACCGCAGGGAAATCCCTTATCCGTAATTCTCAAACAGTTCAAGCTGCTTATGTGTCAATCGTGGCATGCGTACTTTAGGAACTGGCTTCAGGGCAATGTCCTCCATCTTACCGACCATACGGCGCACAATAGCCATAATCCTTTCCTCGCTCAGAAAAAACTCCTGCTTGGAAAGAATCTTTAAGGCATCGTCAAACCGCAGGCGCTGCTTTGCTGTCAGCTCATAATATCTGCGGCACAATGCCTCGTCTCGAAGCCGTATAAGTTCAGTATCCCTGCCTTTCCCCATGGTCACTCAATTATGACCGCAAA